CAAGGACCAAGAAATTATATTTTCAGTTAATTCAATTTAAAAAAGAATGCTCAAATTAAGCATTCTTTTTTTGTGGCTGAATTATTGGCATTGAAGAAATCAAAGTTTTGCCATTATTATTCTCAATGATTTTTACTGCTGACGAAATCTCAAATGTAAGATTTACAGAATGATGTATAGATAATACCAAATCTTGAAGAGTCTGATCATCTTCTAGGTTTTTTATTTTAAGTCCCACATTCTTACACCAAGTATGGTTAAAATGTCTTGCGTGGAATTTTGAATCTTGATTTTCGTTTAGTTTATTGACAATATTGTTTATAAGCTCATCTTTATTTTCTTCATCTTTTAGCATGCATTTTGATAGCCATTCTTTAACCAATATACCAGATAAATCAATGGCATTTATTACTGTTTTATAATCTGCTTTATTATATTTATCAAGGAGAATTTTCCAATAAAAATACGACTTGGAATCTTTAGTCAACTGCTCTTGAGCTTCTTCAAATTCTTTTTTAATGTTAAATGCAGGAATACCACCAAACTGAGGATCAATCGGTCCTAGACTAGAATGATAACCCATTACTATTTCTTTAGAGGCACAAGCTAACATAGTCCCGGCAGACATTGCCATATGTGGGACAATTACACGAATATCGGAATTGAAAATATCCTTAAGATAATTTACAATCGATTCAGTTGCTACAGGGTTTCCACCTGGTGTATGTAGAATCAGATCTAATCCTTTATCCCTTTCAAGATTGTGAACTGTTTCCATAAAACCATTCATGTCGGTATCATTGATATCTACGTTTTGGTGTTGTTTAGTCAAAAATGCAGAATAGTATATGATAGTATTTCTCCCAGTGTATTCACTTAGTGATTTTATAAATCCACGTCTAACATCATCAATATTTTTTCTATTTTGTTTTATATCGTTTAATATTTCGCTCCAAGTAGGCATTTAAATTCCCCCTTCGTATGATATTTATATTAATTATATCATCATTTTAAGAGATTGTCACCCTGTTAGGAGGTTCATATGGGTCTAATAAAAAGGAAAAGTAAAACTGGATCATTTGATGCACTCCAGTTAATTAGTAATTTAAATACATTTTATACACCGTTTGGTACAAACATTTCAAAAAGTGATGTGGTTAAGATATGTATTGATAGGGTAGCTAGCCAATGTGCAAAACTTAAACCAAGATTTATCAAAACTGAGAGCGATAAGACAGTGACCGAGAAAAAAGGTCGACTGTCTTTTTTATTGAAGTATAAACCAAACGAAATCATGACACCATATGACTTCATCTACAAAACGATTACTTTGCTATTGCTGAATGATAATGCGTTTGTTTATCCGAAGTTCGATAAAGATACAGGTGAACTAAAAGGTATCTATCCATTAAGACCGATCACTGTAGAAATCATTGTTGATAGCTCAGATACTTACTTCATCAAATTCTTGTTCGATAATGGAGAGTCATACATATTGCCCTATGATAATGTCATTCATTTAAGACGCCATTTTGGACAGAATGATATCTTCGGTGGTACAGGATCCACTGGTGACCATGAAGCAATTCTTAAAACCATATCCATTAATGATAGCTTACTTCAAGGAATCGATAATGCAATAAAGTCATCCATGCAAATCAAGGGTATCTTGAAGATGAATGGAATGTTATCAGAAACGGATAAGAAGAAACAGCGTGAGTTATTTGACGCAGCACTGTCTGAGTCGGTAAGTCTAAAAGGGAGTTCAATTATTCCTATTGATTTAAAGTCGGAATACATTCCTTTAGATGTTGATCCGAAGCTTATTGATAAGGATACACTTGAATTCTTACAAGCTAAAATCTTAGATTACTTTGGAGTATCGGTTCCTATATTTACTAGCAAATATACAGAAGAAGAATTTAATTCTTTTTATGAATCAACCATAGAGCCTTTAGCTATACAACTTAGCGAAGCTTTTTCTATAGGTCTGCTTACCAATAATCAGTTGGAACGTGGTGAAGAGATTATCTTTTATAGTGAAAGATTACAATACGCTTCATGGAATACTAAAGTAGCTGCAATTGAAAAGTTGATGAGTCTTGGCATTATGTCGCTCAATGAATCAAGAGCGTTACTAGGATTAGAACCTATCGAAGGTGGAAACAAACGACTTCAATCTTTAAACTTTGTCGATGCAGATAAAGCAAATCAATACCAAGTTGGAACGGAGGAACCCATAGATGAAGATAACAGTTAATGGAAAGATATCAGAAGATGCATTAAAAGTCATTTTAGAAACGCAAAAAGCAAAAACGGTCATCATTGATGATTATTGCAAGAAAGAAAAACTCGAGTCACTTTTTTATAAAGACTCAGAGCTTGAATATGAATATCAAAAGCAACCCATATCCAAAACAAAGAAAGTAGAGGTCAGACATAATGATCAAGGAAACTAGACTCGCTGATGTCACCCTTCATGAAGAAGATGACAAAATGATATTAGAAGGTTATGCATTAGTCTTTAATAATGAAACCTTAATCGGTGATGAAGAATACGGCTTCATAGAAGAAATTGATTCAAGAGCACTACGTGATACGAAAATGAAGGATGTTCCTATGAAATATAATCATATGGACTCCTTTTTAATTATTGCCAGAACTAAGAATCAATCTTTATCACTTACGGTAGATAGTATTGGTTTGAAAGTCCGTGCAGAATTATTGGATACCAATACGAATCAAGACATCTATAAGATGGTAAGAAGTGGTTTGTTGGATAAAATGAGTTTTGCTTTTACAGTAGATGAACAAGTATGGAATCGTGAAGGCAGAATACCAAAGAGAACCATTACAAAAATTGAAAGGTTGTATGATGTGTCGGTTGTGGATACTCCGGCATATGATGCAACTAGTATATACGCTCGTTCTTTAGAATCTATGGAGTTAGAACTAAAGGCTATGGAGTTAGCAGAGCAAGAACAAAAATCAAGAATTATCAAAAAACGTATCAAAATTAAATCACAAATTTAAAGGAGAAGAAAAGCATGAATTTAGAATTAAGACGAAAAGAAATCGAGTCAAGACTGACTGAGATCAGAGGTCTTGCAGATAATGAAACAGATATTACCACTCTTGAAGCATTGGAAACTGAAACCACAGAACTTCAAGAAGAACGAAGTGTCATTGATAAGAAAATGGCGATTGCTAGTAAAACAGAAATCAAACCAATTGTTATCGATAACCGCACTAAAGTTGATAAAGAGAAACTAGAACAACGTGCAGCTAGTTTACGTGAATCAAGAGTTATTCAAGTATCAAGTGAAGAGATCTTGTTACCGGACCACACCGCTTCAGGATTAGCACCAGCTCCATTTGCACAAGTTTCAACGCTTGTTGATCGCGTAAATGTTATCAACCTAAACGGTGGAGAAACGTATAAGAAATCATTTGTGAAATCAAACGGTATTGCTGGGACTACACTCGAAGGACAACCTTATAGTGAAACGGAACCTGCATTTGGTTATTTGACAATTTCCAAAGTGAAGATTACTGCTTATACAGAAATCACAGAAGAACTTGAAAAACTACCTGCTATTCCTTATCAAGCAGAAGTATTACGTAACATCAACATCTCACTGAAAAAGAAAATCAGTGAACAAATCCTACGTGGTGCTGGAACCACGAACACATTTACAGGTATCTTTAGTGATGCAGCTGTCGCACTTGCTGATAAAGCTCCTCTTGAAATTGAAGCGATTACGGATTCCACACTTGATGATATTGTCTTTGCCTACGGTGGAGATGAGGAAATTGAAGGTGGAGCAGTCCTTATCTTGAATAAGAATGACTTGCGTGCTTTTGCTGGTCTTAAGACGCAAGAAGGTCGTAAAGTTCATACAATTGATTATGTGAACAAGACTATTGACGGCATTCCATATATCATCAATTCGCATTGTAAAGCAATTTCCGATAGCAATACAACAGCGGGTGAATACGGTATCGCGTATGGTGCACTTAAGAACTACGAAGTTCCAGTATTCTCACCAGTTGAAATCGGTAAGTCTACGGATTACAAATTCAAAGATGGCATCATCAGTTACAAAGCATCAGTATTCACTGGTGGTAACGTAGTCGGCTATAACGGATTCCTTCGTATTAAAAAGAAAGCTGCAGCCTAAAAACTGAAGCTAGTCATTGAATCGTAAAGAAAGGATTGATCTCATGGCAATACTAGACATTGTAAAAAAAGCACTACTTATACCACTATCAGAAACATATGCTGACGATGAGTTATCCACTCACATAAGTAGCTGCAAGGCATACTTGACGAGTTGTGGGATTGATCCTTCTTACATCAATGACGAAACAAACCCAATGGTAAGTACGATCATCATTATTTATGTAAAGACATTCTTTGGATTTA